AGTCCAACATTAAATAGTAGCTGTGGCTTCGTGTCGTGGACTTCAATGTGACCACGCAAGTTAATTGATATCCACTTGCCACTGTCGATGGGAACTTCACCTGACTGTGTGTATACCCACAAACTCTTATGGCCTAACCTTTTGCCTGAGTTCATCTTAATCCAATCAGGGAAGTCATTGGTAAAGGTTATGTGATTGAAACCTTTAAACTTCCATCTCTTAATAATCATACTCATTCCTTTCTAATTTTCTTGAAATATTTCTTCTGCCAGATGTAATGGCAGTTCGATTGTGGTTACCCTAAAGTCACAACTAGGGCAAACCTTTCGACGTTTTGTAGTTGGAAATCCAAAGGCAAAGTGCGCCCTAGAATCCTTTGACGCTAGTTTTATGCCAGGACAGTTAGGGCAATAACTAGATGATAATTTTTTTATTGGTTTCATTTTAAAATCCTAACCAACGCTTCAGTTTTGGAAACCAATTGCTTGGCTTGATGTCGTCTTCCATTTCTTCAAGCGCATTTCTAAGAGATTGCATTTCACTTGCTTGCTTCTCTTTTTCTTTTTGAACTGTGTCAGGCTCACCAAATGCAACACCAACGGATGCAATCTGATCGATAACACTTGGCTTGCCATATGGTATTTCCTTAACAGCTATGCGGTTCATAACTGAAGAAGGCGAACGATTTAAAGCTCTGGAGATTTCCTTGGTAGATACCTTGGCTTCTCGCATTAATACAAGCTCTGCGTCCTCCGCTTGTGTCCAATATTTATAACCCATTTTTATTCTCCTTTTTAATTGTTAGGCAAAATTTTTGCCCAAGACCATTTTACAAATTTGGCAAGTTCCTCGCCATTTTCTATGCCAACATTAGAAGCACATTGCTTTAAGGCAGAAGTTATTTCTAATTCTGGACACATTGAAACCAACTCAGATGCTTCATTAAAAGCGTTTTCATATTTTTCCATTACGCCACCTCCTTAAAAGTTTCTTTGTTGATAGCAATTGCCTGTAAAGTTGTTGGAACACGACGCCCTTTAGTTGTCACTGCAACAGCTTCATACTCGTCTGTTTCAATTGCGCCTTTTTGAATAAGGCTAGAGATAACACCCCTATATACTTTTGGGTCTAAATCATATTTTGTGAATATTGTTAAATTTTGTGGCCTACCATCAATAGTAAGCTCCCATGTATCAAGGTGAGGATATTCCCCATCATCTGATTGCCACTGACCACTATCATCTAAATTTTTGTGATTGTTAGCTAAAATGTTAATGACATTCATTTCAAGGTCTGTGAAGTTAGATGACTTGTTAGACTTAACTTCATTGCCGTGAAAGATTTCAGTACAGTAAGCAACACTGTCTACCATTATGATGCAGTCAAAGTTTGGATAGTTTTCAATTTCATCGCGTGTGGCAAAGATGTGTTTGATATCCCAACCACCAACTGCATTAGTTTCTTCCATTTTGCCGTGATACATTACAGGCTCTGGGTTAGATGTGTAAATTTCAAAAGGGCGGTATCCCTTATCCCAAAGTGTATTGATTTCAGTTTGTGTAATATTAAGTGACATTTCTTATTCCTTTTCTCTATCTATACACATTATGTAGCATACTGTATTTAGTATAGCAATAGGAGAAGTGAATAAAAATAAAAAAAGTTTAAGACATATCCATCTTAACTGGTAAGTACCAACCCTTACGGCGATCTCGCTCACCCTCGTTGAAGTTGCGCTCCCATCTCAGGACGTTCACAATATCACAGCTTTCAGAGGCTACCATACATGCAATCATCACAGCCACTGGATCTCCTCCACCAGCCCACAGTAGATAGTCATCCTCACTAAACGACTGAAGGATAACTCTCGCAATGTTTATAGCTCGGCTCGGATTAAACTGTGGTTTCTCGTCAGGCTCAAAGATAACCTGTAACTTACCATACTTCGTGGCGTCAGATAAATCTGGAGTCCACCCAAACTTATTTTCTCTGGGTCTTGTTACAATGTAAACTGTACTCATATCTGTTCCTTTCTTACGTTTTTTCTTATTGGCAGATTTATTGTCATCTTATTGGCATATTAAATTTTTGCGTTTTTATCAATAAAATAAGGGCGAAAGTGATTTTTGGCATATTTGGCATATTTGGCAGATACCCCCTAATAGATCCCCCCCATATTTTTACTACCCCCCTACCTATATATGTGGGGGAGAAGGGGGGGGTATGACAATATGACAATAAGAATAATAATAATAATATATATATAATATAACTATATAAATAAGGAGTATAGGCTTAGTTCTTATTGGCAGATTGGTATATGACAATAAGGTGACAATAAGATGACAATAAGAGTTTTTGATCTGATACTTTTCTTTTTTAAAGAGTTAGGCTATATTTCGTTAAATACAGCTAACCACTGAAAAGAAAGGTCAACACTATGTCAGATGTCAAAACTAAAAATCCAGTCGGTAGACCGAAGTTCGAGATCACCGATGAAGTTTTGCTTAACGTAGAAAATCTTATGACCAAGGGATTAACGAAAGAACAGGCGTCTGGAATGCTAGGCGTTTCACTGTCAACTTTCATGCTTCATCAGTCAGAAAATTCGGAATTTTCGGATGCTATAAAAAGAGGTCAGGCTCGTGGCATAGATGCCGTGACTAACGCTCTCTTTGAAAAGGCCACGATTGATAGAGACAATACAGCGATGATCTTCTTCCTGAAGAACAGAGCTGGGTGGGTGGACAAGCAAGAGGTTGCAACCACTGTCGAACAGAAACACGTCATAGATTTAACAAGGATACCAGATGATCAGCTCAAATCAATTGAGGACGCATTTAGCAGGATTGACGTTGGAACAGGTGAGAGCGGAGAAGTATCGCAGATCATTGAGGGAATTTACGAAGGCTAGTTGGCCTACGATTGAACCTGGCGTTCCCTTCAAGAACAACTGGCACATCGATGCGATCAGTGATCACTTGCAAGCTGTAGTCGAAGGCGACATTAAACGCCTGATCATTAACGTGCCACCTCGACACATGAAGTCAATCAGCGTGGCTGTTGCTCTGCCAGCTTGGACTTGGACACACCAACCTCACAAAAAGTTTCTCTATGCATCTTACGCAAGCTCCTTGTCGATCAGAGATAGCACGAAGTGTAGAAGGTTAATCGACAGTCCGTGGTACAAAGATCACTTTAATGACAAATTTAGTTTGACAAGCGATCAAAACCAAAAGCAGAGATTTGAGAATGATAAGACAGGCTATCGAATCGCAACGTCAGTTGGTGGTGCGTTAACTGGTGATGGTGGCGACATCATATGCATCGATGATCCACACAACTCTGTGGAGGCAGATAGTTCTAAAGTTCGTGAAGGTGTATTGGATTGGTGGGATCAGGCCATGCAGACACGACTAAACGATCCGCAGACTGGTGCATTTATAATTATTATGCAGAGGCTACACGAACAGGATCTCACAGGTCACGTCTTGGCAAATCAACTTGGCGACGAATGGGATCACCTAATGTTGCCCGCTCGTTACGAAGTGGGTGCGCCGAATCCGATGAAGTCGTCACTTGGGTTTACTGATCCAAGAACAAAAGAAGGCGAGTTGCTGTGGCCTGAAAGAATTGACGAGAAAACTTTATCAACTCTGGAGAGATCTCTTGGTTCTTATGCATCTGCTGGTCAGCTACAGCAAAGGCCATCGCCAAAAGGTGGTGGTATCCTGAGAGCATCTTGGTGGGTTCCTTGGGAAAAGCCAGACTTGCCAGAGATCGAATATGTTCTTCAGTCATGGGATACTGCATTCGAAGCCAAGGAAAGCTCTAGCTTTAGTGCCAGAACAACTTGGGGTGTATTTAAGCACAAAGGCGCAATGTGTGCGATTGTATTGGAGGCTTGGTACGATAAGGTGAGCTACCCAGAGTTAAGGCGGATTGCACAAGAGTCTTACGACGATTGGGAGCCAGACGCTGTGTTGATCGAGAAGAAGGCGTCAGGTCAATCTCTACTGCAAGACTTACGCATGGCTGGGATACCAGTTTTAGCTTATTCTCCTGATCGAGATAAAGAAGCCAGAGCGCACGCATCGAGCGCACTTTTAGAAGACGGAAGAATTTACTACCCTTCTGATCGAAAATGGGCTAAAGATTTAATAGACATATGCGCG